AAGGGCAACATCGTAGTGAAAAATCCGTCCGCCTTTTGGCTGCCCGACGTCAAAATCGTGGAGGAACACGGCGGCACGGAATACACCGTAACCGGCAGCTACGAGGGTACGGAAACCCTCGACAAGAAGCTCAGACGCATCATGGAGCAGAACGTTGCCGATGATAAAAGTAGTATCACGGAGGACGCCGATGAGTAACGACGTTTCTCTTGATATAAACCAAAAATCCAATCCTGTTCAGACAGTTGCCCCACCGAAGGAGGACAACAATATGTTAAGGGCAACCGACAAAATCACAGCGCTTTATTGCAGACTGTCCGTGGAGGACACCAAAGAAAAAGGCGGCAAGGATGACCCGTCGAACTCCATCCAGCATCAGCAGATTATGTTAATGGAGTATGCAAAATCTCAGCACTTTCCGAACCCGACGTTCTTTATTGATGATGGGTACAGCGGCGTGGATTTTTCCAACCGCCCCGGCTTTCAGAAGATGCTTGCGGAAATTGAAGCCGGTCATGTGGAAGTGGTGATTACGAAAGACCTTTCAAGACTCGGTCGTAATTCTTCGCTGACAGGGCTTTATATCAACTACACGTTTCCTCAGTACGGCGTGCGGTATATTGCCATCAACGACCACTTCGACACCATTGACCCCAACAGCACCGACAGCGACATGGCAGGCATTAAGAACTGGTTCAATGAGTGGTATTCCAAGGATACCAGCCGCAAAATCCGTGCCGTCAACAAGGCAAAGGGGGAGCGTGGAGAGCGCTTGACCACCAACGTTCCCTACGGCTATAAACGTGACTCTGACGATCCTAAGAAATGGGTGATTGACGAGGAAGCTGCACAGGTCGTGAAGCGGATCTTTGCGCTCTGCATGGAGGGAAAAGGGCCGAGCCAGATCGCAGCCCTGCTGGAAAAGGAGAAGGTGCTGAACCCCACCGCCTACAAACAGCGGGAGGGCAGAAAAACACCGCATCAGACCCCGGAGAATGAGTACCGCTGGCACGAAAGCACCGTTGCTTACATCCTCGAATACATGGAGTACACAGGCTGCACTGTCAATTTCAAGACCTACACCAACTCCATCTGGGATAAGAAGCAACGGGAAAATCCAATGGAGAATCGCAAGATTTTCTATAACACCCACCCGGCAATTATCTCTCTGGAAGTCTTTGATAAGGTGCAGGAGATCAGGCAGCAGCGGCGTCGCAGAACGGCAACGGGCAAGAGCAATATGTTCTCCGGTCTGGTGTTCTGCAATGACTGCAAGCAGAAGCTCTACTACTCCACCACCAGCTATTTCGAAAAGCGGCAGGACTTCTTCATCTGCTCCACCCATCGTGCCAATAAGGACAAGTGCAGCGGACATTATATCCGTGCCGTTGTGCTGGAACAGATCGTCTGGAAGCACATTCAGGAGGTTATATCGGTAGTCACTCGCTATGAGGCTTATTTTCGTTCCGAAATGGAGCAAAAGCTCCGTATGCAGAGCAAAGAATCGCTGCGACTGTATCGAAAGCGGCTGGCACAGGCTGAGAAGCGAATCGGAGAGCTTGACCGCCTTTTCATCCGCATTTACGAGGACAATGTAGCCGGTCGGTTGGATGATGAACGCTTTGCGATGATGAGCAAGAACTACACCGAGGAACAAAAAGACCTCAAAGCCGAGGTCAAGAGTCTGCAACAGCAAATCCATGAACAGGAACAACAGGCAGAGAATATAGAGCAGTTTGTTCAGCGGGTAAAAAGGAACAGTACCCTTACGGAGCTGACCCCTTATGCCCTCAGAGAGCTTGTCAAGGCAGTCTATGTAGATGCACCGGACAAGTCCAGCGGCAAGCGCAGACAGAAGGTACATATCGAGTACGACCTTGTGGGCTACATTCCCGTGGACGAGCTGCTAAAAGCGGAACAGGCATGACCGAAATCATGCCTGTTCTAAGAAATTTGAATTTTACTGTCTTACCAGCAGAGAGCCATCTCCGGGCGGGTTTCTGCTTTTCTATGCGGTTTTAGAGTTTCGTGACGTAGTCCAGAGAGATCCAGCCCGCGCCGCTCTTGAGCTTGCCCCACTTGGTCGCGCCGGGGCCTGCGGCTTCGGCGACGATGGTGTAGATGCCCTTGCCCTTGATCTGGCCGGCGACGCCGTAGTTGGTGCCGGGGCCCTTGCGGATGTTCAGCACGTCGGCTGTCGTCCGCACGCGGTAGCTCGTTGCCGTGCCGGTGCTGCCGGTCGAGATGTCCGCAGCGTTTACCCAGCCGTAAACGGTGGAGCCGCCGCCGCTGATTGCCTTCAGGTGGTACGGGTGCGCCTTGCCGACCACGACGGCCGTGATGGTGGCCTTGCCGGGCTTGCAGATCTTGGCGTCCTTGGCTGCTGCGCTGGTGTAGTGCTGCGTGCCCTTGAAGTCGACCACGTCGCCGACCTTCAGGCCGGTCTCGGTGCTGCCGGAGGTCTGGCCGCCAGTGCTGCCGCCTGCGTCCGTGATGCCGAGGCGCTTGTTGACCTCGGCCGCGATCTGGCCGTGGCGGTTGTAGAGGTAGTCGCCCGGACAGCTCTTATTCGCGTAGTCTCTGTGCACGGTCATGTTGCAGCCGTTCAGGTGGTTCACGCGGTCGTTTTTGCTGGTCGACCAGACGAGGCGCTTGATGCCGTTGCGCTTGCAGATGTCGGTCACGAGATCCAGCAGCGCGGCGTATGCCTTCGCGGAGACGGGCCAGTCAGGCGCGCCGCCGTTGTTGGCGACTTCGATGGTGACGGCCCGCTGGTCGTTGGCGTTGGACGAGGTGCACCACGAGCGGTTTGCCTCGTCGACGTACAGGGCGATCCGGCCGTCGGTGCCGATGCCGTAGTTGCTGGACGCCTGCCTCGAGGAGCTTGCGAACAGGTTGCCGCAGGTCTCGACGGAGCAGTTGCCCGCCATGCAGTGAATAGTGATGGTGTCGATCTTCTTGGTGCGCTTGCCCGAGTGGTTCGGGCTGAGCTTGGTGTAGACCACCAGAGGGCTGTTACTCATTGTCGTCTCCTTTCCCGCCGGTCAGCTCGTCGAGAGTCTCGTCTGTGATGGTCTCGCCGGGCTTCAGCTTGATGTCGTCGGTGTTCTGGTTTTTCATGGGTTTACCTCCTTTACAAGCAAGAAAAGGGCGGGCCGGAGCCCGCCCTCTCCGTTATTCGATGGTCAGGCCCTCAGTGTTGAGCTGCTTGACGATTGCCTCGATCGCGTTGACGACGCTTTCCTCGTCGACCTTGAAGCCCTTCTGCTTCAGGAAGTCGAGGACGTACTGCTTCTTCTCCTCGCCGCGGCCCTGTCCGACGTAGAGCTGCTCAGCGGCAGCGACGCCGATCTTTACCCACGCGGTCAGCTCCTTGCGCTGTGCCTCGGTGGTCTGCTTCTTCAGCCACGGGATCAGGAAAACGCTGACGCCGGCGCCGATCAGGGCGAGGGCTGCGTTGACGATAGGGGTGATGTCGATGGTGTTCATCCTTTTGCCTCCTCATTGTTGAGAGTGTCCCCGGACGGATCCGGGAGTGGGTTGCCGTCGGCGTCGAGCCCGTGGCGGTTTCGGCTGATTTTCTCGCCGAGGCTCTTGCCGGCGTATGTGATTAGATAGCCGACGCAGGCGGTGAAGATGGTGCCGGTCAGCTCACCGACCGGGTCGCGCCCGAAGGCAGAGAGCAGCAGAGAGCTGGCTGCGCTGAGCGTTGCCACGCTGGCCGCCCAGTATGCGAGCTTTTTGCTCGCCTCGATTTTCTTTTTACGCTTGCGCCGGCGCTTCTTTGCGGCCATGCTGCTCACCTCCTTAGTCGATGATCGCGTGGATCCCCTGACTGGCGAGGAAGTCCTTCTGCGCGTGTTTGATTTTGGCAGCGTAGTCGAGGGCCGCGTGCATATCCCCGTTACAATGCGCGTCAGGGATGCGCTGCACGGCCCGGGCCGTCGCCTCGCCGAGAGCGATGGCTGCCGACGTGCCCTGAATGGTGATGATCTGGAGATCTTCACGGGCACGCTCTCGGGCCGCTGCCTCTTTCTGCCGTTTGGCCTCCTCGGCCTCCTTTTGCTTCTCGCGCTTCTGGATCCTGTGCTCGAGCATCCAGAAGCAGAAGCCGGTCGCGGCCGTCGGGATCCCCAGCAGGACGACGAGCGCGCCGATGTTGATTTCGATCATTGTGTCACCTCATAAAAGCCGGAGGGCCGCAGGACGCGGCCCTCCTTGTTGTTGGGCTTACTCCTCGACGTCGTCGAAGTAGCCCATGTCGACGAGATACTTGTGCACGCGGGCCTTCAGCTTCGCGGGGACGTCGTCCTCGGTGATGCGGCCCATGATGATCTCGCCTGCATACAGACGTACCAGCATTTCACGCTCCTCCTTTCCTGCAATTTTTAATAATAGCCACGCGAGGGCCCGGGCGATCATTTGCTCGTCCTTTCCTTCGCGGTGCCAGCGTTTGCGGCTGCCTCGATGGCAGCGATGGCGTCCTCGACCTGCTTGCGCAGCTTCTTCGGGACGTCGTTGATGGTCATGGTGGAGCCTTCGCGGGTCAGCTCCCTGACGTACAGCTCGACGATCTTGCTCATGCTGTTACCTCCCCTCCGTCGCCGTAGACCACGTCGGCCAGCTCCATGATGCAGCCCTTCAGCAGCTCGATGGTGTCGGCCTGTTCGGCGATGGTTTTGTCCTTCTCGGCCTCTGCGGCCTGTTTGTCGTTCAGCTCTTTGATGCTGTCGGGTCTGTGCTTAATCATGCAAAGTTACCTCCGATCGACTGAATGTAGCAGGTCTCCGTAGCAGAGCCGCGGAGCAGCTTGGCCTTGACCTTGACGCCCCACGCTGCGGCCGTCTTGGTCTTGTTTGTGAAGTAGTGTTTCTGGCCGGTTCTGACCTTCTGCGTGATGTCCTCCCACGTCGGGCTCGCGTCGTTGCCGTTGTTGCAGATCCAGACCTGAAGCGTGCAGCCGGCCGGGAAATTGCCCTGAATGTTGACGAGGGCCTTGGTCGGCATGGCGTCGGCCTCCATAGCGAGGGTCTGCTCGAACTCGACGGACGTGACGGCCTTGGTGAAGGTCAGCGTGCGGGTGACGCTGGCGTCCTTGGCGTCGGTCGCCACGATCTTCAGGGTGTGGCTGCCGTTCACGACCTTCAGCCACGCCTCGGAGTCGATCGTCAGCGTGTTGGTCTGGCCGAGGGTCACGGTGTAGCTGCGCAGCGTCACGCCGTCCAGCGTCTCGACGACGTCGACCTGATGGCCGTCGGCGTCGGTGACGGTGTACTCGTAGGACGGGGCCGCCGTGCTGAAGCTGCCGAGGGCGCTGTCTGTGCCGCTGATGACGGGCGGCCGGTTATTGGTGACGGTGCGGGTGACGCTGGTGGTGTATGCGCTCTCCGCGCCGGCGGCGTCGTATGCCTTGACGCGGTACTGCACGCTCGTCCATCCGTAGGTGATGGCGTCGGTGTAGCTGCGCGAGGATCCCTTGTAGATCTGCGCCCATGTGCCGCTCCCGACTTTGCGCTCCAGAACGTAGCCGGAGAGGTTGCCGTCGGGGTCGGTGGAGGCCGCCCACGAGATGCTCAGGTTCTCGCCGCCGAGCACTTCGCTCGGGACAGTGATGGACGACGGCGCTGTGGGCGCCTGATTGTAGATCACTGTATAGCATCCATCCGAGTCGACGGAGTCGGAGATCAGGAGATCAGAGGACAGATTACAAGCGGGGCGCAGGCCGACGCGGCCGCCGAAGGCGCGGCCCCAGTCCAGAGCGCCATCGGTGTTGACGTTGCGGGCGTTGTTGGCCGAGCCGGCCCGACAAAACAAGGCATACCCCACGGGGCGGC